GATTACGAATCAGAAATTCGCTATCATCCTCACCAGTAATCTCAGCAAGAATTTCTTCTCCTGTTACGAGTTTAATTTGTCTAATGTCTCTTGGAAGATATTTCATGTCAATTGAATCTCGTGTATCGTGTAATTGAACTGCTCTTTAGTATATATCTGCACGCGTATACCTGCATGCTGTAACGTAAAGTTCTTGTTAGTCTTCCAATGTAAGTCATCACAAATATCATATAAGACAGTATCACGACCATCATCTGATTTACGAAGACCACGACCAATAGATTGTAACACCTTAATCTGTGACTTCGAAGGGGAAGCGAAGATAACGTTATGTAGGTTACGAATGTTAATACCAGTTGAGAATGTACCTAACGATGCAACGATGATAGCATCTTTCTCTTTTTCCGTAATAGCACGAATTGCTTCACGATCATCAACTGCTGTTTCACCTGACACATAGAAAATCTTTCGACCTTCTGCTGCCTTTTCTTGAATCAGTTTGAATAAAGGTTTACCATGCTTCTCAACTAGATTGAAGAGAACAAGTGTATTACCTTGCTGTGACAATGCAAGATTACGTACAAAGTTATTTCGCTTCTGATGCGATACAATAAAATCGATTTCCTCAGCGTATGTCTTGCCTTTAACTTGCTTACATTCATCATCGCTATACTTCAACACCAAACACTTGATATCGAGTTTAGCAATCTGATCATTGTCCATCAGTGATTTAGTTGTAGTAACCTGATAAACTGGACCAAACAATCCTTCTAATACAAGCTTGTGTGTCAGTGTACCATCTAATGTACCTGTTAAACCAAAACGATATGGACAATCAGTTAACTTCTCCATGATAGAAGATAGTGACTTGGCTTGGAATGTATGCGCTTCATCACCTACGACCATTCTAAACGGTTCGAACCATGACTTAGGCATCTTATAGATTGATTGCCAAGTTGTAATAACGATTGGTGCTAATGTATCTTTCTCTTTACCGCTATAGATTGTATGAATCATAGACTCATCAAATCCATCATCATTCTGTGCATACGACAAGAAGTCTGAACGCATCTGTTCAACTAGCGATGTTGTTGGTACAATCAAGAGCATACGCTTACCTTTGATTGCTTCGAAGAAGAATCTAGTAAGGATGTAAATGATGAATGATTTGCCTGAAGATGTAGGCGAGAGAAGCAATGCACGTTTATTACGTAGCGCATGTGTCACTGCTGTGTATTGATAATCATGAGGTTCGAATGGAACGTTCAAGATTTTTTGACGGAAGAGTTTAACATCCTCTTCGTTTATTTTTGCGATATGACCATTGAAGTTCTGCTCAACAACGTAATCACGTTCCTCTGCAAACTTCTTAATATAATCTAATAGACCAACATATAGTGTTAATGAACGTAGATCGTATAAACGGATCTTACCGTCCCACATTTTATTTTTAAATGCAGGCATGAACTTATAACCCGGAACATAGAACGTGAAATAGTCTGCTAGTTCTTGTCTAACACCGCTATCGCATTCTATACGGATGAATACGTCATTGACTTTACTAATTACTAACTTGTCCATCATCCACCAGAAGTGAACTGCCTCCACTTAATCATATTCGAAATAGTCTGATGTCTCCATGTAATGTTAGAAACGATATCAGATAATGTATCTATCACAGTTTTCCAATACTCAATTGCAGATTGTAAGCGTTGAATATCTGGATCAGCATCATAGAAATAATCCATGTCACTCTTCATTGGTTTGGTTAATCCATTAAATGGATCATAATCCCAACCTTTGTCATCAATAGTGTTCTTGTCCATCTTGCCGTTATACCACATAAACTTATCGCGCAGAAGAGTTTTAAACTCCAACTCTTTGCGGTGCTTTTGTAGTTTGGCTTGGGAAAGAAGCTCCACGTATTTTGAGTGGAGCTTTGGTGTTTCACGTGAAGACTTGTCTAATTCGAATTCCTCGATTACACAATCTTTTTTCCATTCATCTAGTATTTGTTCAAGTGTTAGCATATTAAAATTTTCAGCGGGTTAATGATTAACCCATTATATCATGTTTTTATTCAAAAGTAAAGTAATCGTACCTAAATGTTACATCAATCGTTCCATATACAACTTCTGCTTCAGCAACGTTAAAGTTAACATTACCTAATTCAACAGGGAATGCGTTTCTAAAGATAATCTTTTTATTCGGATTATTTTTACTTGTTAAGATGTGTGCAGTAATATCATCATACATGTCTGATGCATTATTTGCTGTTACTGATTTTAACAACCAATCATAGATTTCTTTAAAGTTATCCATATCTTCAGAGACTAACATCGTTACACTTAATGGTGCATATACGAGTTTGTCACCTGGAAAATATGCGTCACGTTGTGGACGAGCAGCAACAGTTTCACTCACCGTAATATTTGGAATGGTGAATGTCTGCAAGAAAAATTCAACGTTTGGTGCACGATGAAATGTTAATTTAAACCCGTCTGATACTGCTAACGGATTCTTGTTTTGTGTTAATACACTTGATCCTGGGATGATTTTCATAATATCTCCTATGAAACTATTTATAAGCCACCCAAATGAAAAAAGAGGGACCGAAGTCCCTCTTTAAAGTCTTACTTATAATTTTTGTTATGTGTAAGATTAAGCGTCTAACAAACCAGTAACTTTGAAGATACGGAAGTAAACGTTAGAACGGTTCAAGCCAACACCGTTAGACAATGCAGCTGGGTTTGCAAATGGGTTTGCAATCATACCGTAACGTGTCTTGAAACCGATCTTAGGTTGGAATGTACCTTGGTCAACTGCACGAACCATTGTTAATGGAACGTATGGGCAGTAGAATAGACCAGCGTCGTATGGGTTTGTACCACGGTAACCAACAGTGATGTAGTCTGTAGTTGCATATGGATCGATATAAACCTTGATACGACCGTTGATTGTACCAGCAAATGTGTTACCAGTGTCATCAACTTGCAATGCTGTTGACATTGCTGGGTTGTATACTAACATACCAGAAGCGGCAAGAGCTGTAGCAACATCGCTTGAACAAACGATGAAGTTACCTTTACCACGACGTGTATCTTTAGCGATTTGGTTCGCTTCACGGTCTAACTGAACTAGAAGACCCTTGAACTTTTCAACTGACCAACGACCGTCAGCATCAGTTGCTAGGTTAAATGTACCAGCGCTTGTGCAGTTAGCTGTTTGAGCACCTAACTTAGCCTTAACGTTGATAGTACGGATAACTTCACGGTTAATTTCAGCAAGAATTTCTGCAGAAAGGATGTTAGACAATTCAGTCTCAGCGTCAAGACCATGAACTGCTTTCAAGTCTTGTGCCAATTCCATTGTGTATTCAGCTTTCAATGCACGTGTTTGTGCAGTTACAGTAGCTTTCTCGATTGAGAATGCCATTTGTGCGAAGCTGTTTGAAGAAGAATCACCAAGTGCTTCACCTTCAGCTGTAGTCATACCTGAACCAACACCGAATGGGTCAGCAACTGTATCAGCAGCAGTAGTACCAGCTGTACCAGCACCACCAGCGTTAACTGTTGTGTCAGTACCTGGAAGAGATGAAGAATCACCACCGTGTGTACCGTTCTTAGGAGTACCAGTTGCACCGTTGAATGAAGAGCTAGAGAAGTCTGTATCAGCTTCTTGGTATAGAGCTTCAGCACCGTTTTGAGCTGTGTAGCGTGACTTCATAGCGAAGATCAAGCCAGTTGGACCTGACATTGGTTGAACACCAGCGATGTCATAAGCCATTAGGTTAGGCATAGAACGGCGAACCAAGCTGATAAGGATTGGGTCGAAGTTAGAGATGCCAGCGCCTGTAGCGTTAGTGTGAGCAGCTTCAGTCATGAAACCTGCTTGAGCACGTTCTTCAGCTAATGCCTTCTCTTGGTTTTCTAGGATAACAGCAGTAACTGCACGCTTGTATGGGTCAGTAATTGCTGGTAGATCTGCGTGGTCGAGAACTTCAGACCATTTTTGTTGCGATTGTTCTGATAAAAACATTTTATGTTTTCCTTTTATTTCTTGATAGTACGGGAAATGGCAGCCATGTAAGCTGTCATACGTGGTGAAGTAACTGCTTCAGTGGATTGCTCTTCTACTTCTTCTGAAATAGTTTCAGTAGTTGTAGTCTTTGTGAAGTGAGCTTCTTTAACGATAGAAACTTTCTTAGCGAATGCTTCAGCGTCTTCAAAGTCAACACCTTCAACTAGGCCAGCAAGCTTATCAGCTTCTGTAGCGATCATGCCTTCAGTAGCTTCACGAACGATTTTTTCACGAGTAAGTTCTTCAACTGCCTCTGCAAGCTTAACTGATTGCTCAGTAGTTGCTTGTAATTGTTCTTCAAGTTCTTCAACTTGTTCAGCTAAACCGTCAACTAGGTCTGCCTTGCCTTCTGGAACTTCAACGTAGTGTTCTACGAATACGTTCTTTAAAGAGTCAATGAATGATTCAGCAATCTCAGCACGTAGGCCAGATTCAACTGCAACTTCATTTTCTTCCATCCATTGTTCAACAACATAGTTCAAATAACCGTCGATTTTCTCAACTAGTTCTGAACGAATGCCTTGTACTTCTTCATCTAATTTAGATTGATACTGATCTTCTAGTTTCTCTACTTCTTCTGACAAACGTGAAGATAATGCAGCTTGGAATAATACAGTAGTCTTCTCTTTGAATTCCTCAGAGAGATTAGCTTCGCCTTCAACAAGAGCTTTTAGGTCTTCTTGAACTTGTTCTTCGCTAACTACTTGTTTTTCTTCAGCCTTAACTTCTTGTTCAGCAGCCTCTTCAGCGAAGAGTTTACCGTAAATAACTTGAAGGTCTTCCTTTTTTAGACTGTTCAGTTTTTCAACTGTCTTTGCAATGATGCCCGATTTAGTTTTTGGTGCTTCAGCAGTTTTAGTTGCGCCTAGATCGGCAAGAGTTTTCTTCTTGTCGTCTTGGAAGTCCGCACCTTGACCAAAGTCGGCAGACTTAGCGTCGCCCTTTGTGTCGATAGATGCAGCTGCGCTGCCTTCTTCTAGCTGTTCCTCAGAAACTTCAACGAGTTGTTCATCACTAAGCTGTTCGTCTAGTTGATCTTTAAGATCTTTTTGTGACATTCAAATCACTCCTTAGTGTTAAAGTTTAGAGAGGAAATGTTGGAAAACACGAATCTGTGCTTCAGCAAGCTGAGCCTTAGGTGTTCTCTTAATTTCAGTCTCAATCTTTTCAATTTCCTGAGGTTTAAACACTCCATTGTCGCAAATCCATTCGACACCTTCCATGATTCCGTTAACGAAAGCTGCAGGTGCTGATGGATCTTGAACGATGTCGACAGTCGCTAAGTGAAAATCATTCTTCACATAGTTCACGCCGTTACGTGCCTCAAGACTACCCATACCACGAGATGATACTCCTAATTTTACACCGCCTTCGAGTAAACCTTTTACGATTTGACCCATAGGTGTGTTAAGGATTTTTGCCTTACCAATTACATTTGAACCTTCGATACGAAGATCTGTAATTAAGTGAGATACTTTGTCGAGGTTGATTGTTGGACCATCTGGGTGGTTCAACTCACCAACTGCACGACCTGTTTTTACTTGTTCACTGATGTATTTTTCAACAGCAGGATGCAAAATCTTTGATTCGTAAATACGACCATTGCGGTTCTGTGAATCAGCCATCATAAAGATACCTTCGATGAAGTAATCTTTAGTGCCATTCTGTTTAGCTTCAGTCACTACTTGAATGTCTGAGTCTAATGTTTCTGTAATTAGTTTCATTCTTTTAAATTCCCTAATGATTCAACCGCAATACTTGCAACTTCTTCAGCTGCTTCAAGAGTGAGGAACTCCTCAACTTGAATATCATTAATACAAACTACATAAGAGTCTCTGATCATTTTGACCTGGACTCTACCGTTTTCTGCAACGTATGTACTTACTACATTGCTTCGTAATTCTTTAAATCTCTTCAGATCCATTAGATGCTTCCGTTTCAACTTGATCATCTGCATCATCAGTCACTTCAGGAGCTACAGCATTATTATAAATGCTTTTTGCTAACTCGATTTTCTTTGCTTGCAACATCTCGCCAATCTTAGCTGACATTGCATCATTGAATGCTGTATTCATTTGGTCGTTATCACCAGTTTCAATAGCACTCATCAAGTTATTTACATAATCACTCATGATTTTCTCTTTCAATATATTTATACAATTGTGTTTTTCAACACATTAACCATTAAATGGATTTTTAGGTTCGAATGGATTAGATGGTTGTGGAGCTTCTTGCGGTGGTGCTGGAGGTGCATCCTGTGGAGGTGCGTCACCTGCAACCATGCCATTTGGACCAGCTGCCATATCAGAGACTGGTGCTTCTTCTTCACTGATCTCTTCATCCATCTCTTCAATCTCATCATCTGTGAATTGAAGCACATGCTTCTTAATCCATTTTTGAGAGTAGTATTTGCCAACATAAGGATCAACTAACGCTAACGTATTCAAACGTTCACGAAGGATTTCACCTTCTTTTAGTTCAGCAAAATAGTTGTCTTTAAAGAAGTCAACCTTAATTTGTTCCTTAAGCTTTTCCCAATCATCCTTATTGATGATACCTTTAAGGATAAGTTGTGTCTTAAGAGTCTGTAATAGTAAGTCAGCAAACTTCTTACGTAAACGAGAAACAAACTTTGTGAACTTCAATTCATCACGAGAAATTTCAGATGAACGACCTAAGTTGAAACCTGATGATTCAGATTCCATACGTGACATAGGAACGTTCAATGAACGATATAACTTTTTCTGGAAATAAATGATGTCTTCAATCTGACCTAGGTTTTCGCCACCTGGTAGAGTAGAAATTTCTGTACCTTTACCACCTTCACGACGTGGTAACCAGAAGTCTTCAAGCATTGCCATATGTTTACGATCATCACGGATTTCACCAGTCGATGCGTCATATACAATCTTGTTCTTATAGCGAGCCATGATATCGCGTAGATATGCTTCAGCTTTACCCTTTGGCAAGTTACCAACGTCGATGTAGAAAATACGACGTTCAGGTGCACGAGCCATACGATAGATGACCAATGAGTCTTCCATCATACGTAACTGATTAACTGGTTTCAATGCTTTGTAAAGATGAGAAAGCATCTTCTTAGATGTAGCATCAATCAAACCAGATGGTGTATAAATGATTGAGTCTTTAGAGATACGTAGACCTTGCGCACCACGTAAACCTGATGCGCCGCCAATACCAGCACCGCCTGACATCAATACATCTTGATAGATGTAGAATTCATTGAAACCTTTAACTAAGCGTGCGCCAGTCTTTGGATCTTTTTCTTCAATGATCTGACGCACTTTACGAATCTTTAAAGAATCGATTGGACGCAATTCCAAAATACCATTCTTGGGATTCTTTTCATCAATGATCATATGATAGTACAAACGACCATCTACATACCACTTACGGAAAATGTCATGCGCATTGATGTTGAATTTTAATAGACGAAGAACTTCTTTGAATTCGTCTGTGATAATCTTTTTAATCTTCTCGCTGTATTCCACATCATCAGTGATAATACGAACTGGTTGTGTATCTTCGTCTGCAACAATAGCTTCATTAATAATATCAGTGATAGCTGCATCGCACTCAGGATAAAGAGAGATTTCACGGTACTTCTTAATTAAGTCCGCATCATCTTTAGCCTTAGTGCCCTCGATATCTACATATTGCCCATAATGACCACCCTCGGATACAACCGATGCGCCGTCATCTGTGTCAGGAGCAACAAAAGATTGTCGTTTCTTTTGTTCTTCCTCGTCCTTTTTACGAGATATTTCGAAGCCGAATAATTCCATTTTTAACCTTTTTATATAACGAAACGGAGAGAAGGTTTCCCCTCTCTCCTTATATATCAACTACTGATTAAGACGTTGTGTCTGATTCCCAGTATTGGACTTGCATCTCTACTGTGAATTCTTCAATTGCGTCTGTTGATTCATATGATAGATCAATTGCTGATAATGCTGTTGGGAATGTACCACGGAAGTTGTACACTTTAACTTCATTACCTGCTTTGTCTAACTGAGCAACTGATAAGTCAGCTTGGTAATCTGCTGGGTTTGTTAAACCAGTATTGTTACGATGCTGATTGATTGCATTCATCCAACGTTCGAAAGCATTACGTACCTTGAAGTCATTATCGTTAATAACGGTAATTGACCATGGTTCGAATGTACGATCACCAGCGATAATAACTTGACGACCGCGGAATGGAACGTTGATTGCACCAATTGTTGATGCTGGTAGTGTTGCAGCCTTAATCAAGAACGATGTTAGTTCAACTTCACCACCTGCGAAAGATGGGAAATTAACTGTCGCCTTGAATAGGTTAGGACGTGCACCGCCACCAACTAATTTTGACTTGAAGTCATCAACTCCTAAAATAGCCATGATTAACCTCCAATTTCTGAGAAGTCAACACCAGTGCGAGTAGCGATGAAGTTCAGAGTAATAAAGTTGATTGAACGTGCTGGCTTGATGTAGATATCGGCAACGAATTGGTTGCTATCGATAACTTCACCTGTGTTATTTGTCTCGTCACAAACAACCTTAAAGTCTGTAACACCACGGCGACCTTTGATTTCACGAAGGAACGGCTCAGTCATGTTGCGGAACATTGCACGTGTGAACTCGTCGTTAAGTTCGAACAATTGGTATTTAGCAGCTGTAGCAATTGCTTTTTCCAAGATGATGAACAAGCGACGTACGTTAATACGATCGAATGCAGAAGGCTTAGCTTGAAGTGTCTTATCACCGTAAAGGATTGTGCCTTCACCTGGGAAAGAAACGATTGGGTTAACGCGCTTCTTGTATAGATCATCACGTTCTGCTTTCTTTGGATTGAAAGCGATCTTTGTGATACCTAAAATTTGACCACGGTTGAAACCACCTGGTGAGAACCATGGGTCTGCAACGTCATCAGTCTTAGCACACAAACCAGCCATATGACCAGCAAGTGGGATCCAACGATATACATCATTATATTTATCATAGACTTTAACAGCTGTAGAATCCATGAATGCATAAGAGCTTGATGTTAATTGATCAGCAAATGTTAATACGTTTGTCTTTTGATCAGAATTACCAACTGTTGCAACCATTGGAGGAGAGATGAACGCGACAACGTCACGACGACCTTCAGCAACTGCAATTAAGTTATTAGCTTGTGTAACACCATCTGCATAATCTGTACCAGTACCCAATGTTGGTGCACCGATTAATAGATTAACATCAACAGTTTCTGCATCAGCAAAAACTTGGAAACCTGTGTCGATATCACCTGCGTCTAGTTCTAATGAATCTACACCACCAGATAATACTTCATCATAGATTGTAGATGGAGCAACGAATGTTTCAGAAGCTTGTTTACCAGCTTGTGTTAAAGCTGTTGGGTGATCTAGAACCCAAATCCACTTAGATTGTGAATTGATTACTTCTTTGTAATAGTTTGTAGAACCATCGAAGTTTTTAGCATCGCTTGCTTGCGATAGGCCAGAGAACTTTTCAAGGATTGCGCCTTTTGTACCAGTGATGTAACCTGTTGTGTCTAATACAACTAAGTGCATTTCGTCATTTAAACCACCTTTAGATTCAGCGTATGCTGAAGTTCCTGGTGCATCTGAGAATGCATCTGATACTGCAGCATCAACAAGAGCTGCGTCCCAACCGGCAAAACCAGTTGCTGATGTTACATAAGAAACACGGATCAAATCGCCTAGTGTGCCTGGACACTTAGCTGCGAATTCACCTTGTGTTGCTTCACCGCTAGAATAGCTGTCATAATAGTGGTCAGAGTTCTTAATTAAAAGACCGCCACCTGCGACTGTTGAATTCTTTGCGTCGTTAGCAATTGCGCGTACTACTTTAAGATTGTTACCGTACTTAAGGAAAGCTGCTGCGTTGAAGAAGTATGGTGCAGTTTCATTAACTGGTACACCGAATACATCTGCGAGTTCTTTCTCGTTAGTGATGGTTACAATCTCCTCTGCTGGACCCCATGTGCCCGCAATAACTGTTGCTCCGATTGAAGTAGAGACAGCAGGTACTACGTTTGTAAGGTCGATTTCGCGTGTTACCACGCCAGGAGAAACTTGAAAAGCCATTTTCTCTACCTCGATTTTCTATTAATATGGTTTGATGAGAACATAATATGGAGCATAATAAGTATTTATATCACTTCTTGGATATATTTATAAAGTATGCTTTTTCATGGCTCAAAACGATAAACGCTGTTACGCTTAATAACCATTACATCTTCTTCCGCCTTTTTAGGTGGTTTCTTTGGTGCAGGTTTTGACGGTTTTGCAGGTTTAGCAGGATTTTTTGGTTTAATCGGTGCTTTAGGTTTCTTAGGTTTAATTGGTGCTAACATTGTTACTTTTGGCACTTCTTCCTCTTCCTTCTTTTCTTCCACAATTGGAAGAGTTTTATGCTTTATCATTTCCATGTTCGCCGCAATTAACAACAATATTGCCAATGGATCAAACACAAAGATGATTAGAATAATCATCAAGCGTACTGCTTTACCAATCACCTCTTCATTGCTGGAACCATAAACTAATTCAGCAACATATTTGATTGGTCCAACTTCTGCTTCTATCTTAGTGAGTTCAGCTTGTAATGGTAAACGCTCTTCATTAAATACAGACACTCGCTTCTGTTCGGTTTCGATGTCTGCCATGATCCTCTTGCGTTCAGTTTGTTGCGAGCGGCGCAATGATGATGCCTTACCAGCACCTTCTTCTGATGTCGAGCGTGCCATAGTTTGGTCCACTGCCTCATCCATTTGTTTAAGAGATTTGCGCGATTGTTCAATATTCTCTTTTGAAGTTTTAATTTTTTCATCTAATATTCTCACTTTGTCTGCGCTACCACCAATCACAACAGATTGATCTAAGTGTGCCTTAGACAAATAACCAAAAATACCCATCGATGTAATGATCGACAAAATAACAACTGCTGCAGTGAAATAGTATTTTAAAACTTTAGGAGCAGTATTCCAATTGCGATATACCCATGATGCAGCAACAAGTTTACCAATACCAAGTGAAGCACCCATAATAACAGATGCAATAGCTTGTGATGAGAAGATAGACACTAAACCAGCAATTGAATAAAATTCTGCTACACCTGAAATTACAAAGGCTGATAAAAATAATATTATTGAAAAGTTCATTCTAATCTCATCTCTACTGGAAATTCCATCCACGTTTGTCCTGATGCATCAACAGTTCTAACTGGATCCATAGACAATCTGCCATCTTCAATAAATCCAAATGGCAATACTTCATCTTCGATTGCTTGCATTTGTTGACGATAGATAAATTCTCTCATCGTTAAGTCAACAGCTTCTACAAACATTGGTGTTCCAGTGAACCAACCAAATAATACCAAGTTCATGACTAAGTCATCATGACAACCTGGAAGTGCTTCATATGATTGTCCTTTAGCAGAGAATGTAGAAAGTTCTACAATAGTTTCTGCGTCAACAACTTCTAATTTGTGTTGTTCAATTAAGTCTTTCATATTAGAGCATCCAATACGTTTGACCTTCTTATCCATGAACACGCCAATACCATCTTGTTTTACAGAAGATGATACGTATACATTTTCATATTCTAAGTCATAATATAAACCATTACAAACAACTGTACCCTGATCGTTATTTTCAATTACAACAACTGCTTTATTATAAAGCTTAGCATACTTATGTATCATATCAGGAAATAGCAATGGAGAAATTAAGTTATCTCTAAACGTTGCAACTTGTCTGAATGGTTTACTTGTGATATCGAGAATATTAAATGTAGAATAGTCTTGACCACGACCTTTAGCTACGTCAACAAACATCATGTAGTTGTGATCTTTAGAATCTGGGATTTCAGGGTCTACTTTAATTGGTGTCTCATAGACAGTCACATTATTCATACGATAGATTGGTGACTTAGCTTTCAATGCAAGTAATGTATTTGCATTGATTAATGTATTACCTGTGCCATGGAAGTTATTACCAAATTCTTGGTCGAATTGCAATTCAGATGTGTTTGCAATTGTTTGTTTCTTCCATGCTTCATCACGACCAGGAACGTCCCACCAATCAACACGAAATGGTTTGTATTCGTTAGTTCCTTGAACTGCACCTTCCCACAATTTGTGGTATTGGTTACCTAAACCATTTGCAGTTGATGTGATGATAACTCGAGTAGTCTTACCAGATGTAACTACTGGATATGTAGATGTATAAAATACTGCGTCATTCTCAACGAATGCAAATTCATCAAGGAATAGTAAGTTAACTGACATACCACGAATTGAAGAACCTGATGTAGCAGCTGCAACAATACGAGAGTTGTTAGAGAATTCAATTGATTTTTTATTTAATGTCTTACAACCTGGTTGCAAGAAGAATGGCAAGTTTTCTAATGCCAACGTGACACGTGATAACATTTCCTGTGCGGTTGAACCTTTGTTGGCCAACACAGCAATTGTTTGTTCAGGTTTGAAGATTGCATACCATAACAAATATACAACGGATGAAATGGATTTACCAGATTGACGACAAGCGAGAACGATTGAGAATCGATTCTCATTGAAGTGACTAAACATTTGTTCCTGATATGGATACAAATCAAATGGAACTAAACCTTTATCAAGGTTAATAACCTTTACGTACTTACGTGCGAAGTACGCAGGATCATTCATACAACGAATGTATTCTGTTAATTCTTGTTGGGTAAATGTTTGTTCGACACCATCTCGTTTTACTAACGGATTGCCGAGATACCCAAACTCGGAGTTCTTAAGACTGGCTTGCGCTGTCGTCTGCGATATTTGGGCTGACATCGATCACTGAACCTTTATTCTGTTGCGCGAGAATAAAACGTTGTAAGTCCGTAGTAGAACCTACAAAAACATTATTATTTGTAACTTGTGGGGAATTCGATTGACCAGAAGGTGGTACGCCATTTTTACCATAGCGTAAATTCTGAACCTTCTTTTGAAGATCTGCAAGCTTATCTGTATTATCAGCTTGAGTTTTAAGTAATGCAGCTAACACTTCAAACGCGCGTGGGTGTTGAGAGTCCTTAGCTAACTCCATCATCAAATCGATAGCTTCATTGCCCTTTGTAATAAGTTCTTTATATGTCTCTCTCGACACATCATAGTCGATCTGCAGATCATCGACCGGTGGAGAAGATTTTTCATCTACCGATATCGGTAAATTCTTATTAAGGGCTTCTGCTATCTTTTCTCTTTTACTAGTATTATCTATACTTTTCATAGTTTTATTCAGACGCGAAACCGAAGTCAGTATCATAATTGATAATGGTTTCGTTAATCACGTAATCATCCTCTGGTCCAACATTCAATGGAGAAACTTGATCATTAATAGTAACAACCTTTTTCCCGTTATTATCTGCATTACGAAGATTGACTGTAGTGTCTTTAATAACACCAACGTCTTTCTGCATTGGTCCATAAAATTGGACTTTCATATTAAAATCTAAAGTGTAGATCAACGATCTACGTTGTTCAAATTCACCTTCATAATCATCTGACATTGTAATATTTTGTAATGTCACTGGCACATCACGTACCAAGTTAATAGATGGAATTTCTTTAACTGTAACTATATATTCTGGATTAAAGTATGGAATAATTTGTTCAATAATCTGAAGCACTTCATCCTGTGTTTTACCAATAATATTCAACTGCATGCTTAAGTTATATGGAGCTGAAGTGTAAATCGTATTCACACCATGAATGGATGGAGTTTGTAATTTTAAATTTTTATTTAGTTTAGCAGTAGTATCATATGCAATGGCTGTAATTTCAAATGACATACGTGGTAAACGAATAGAAACTTCTGGCGCTGTCAAATCTGGTTCTTCACGTAGACGTGCTAAGAACTTTTGCTTTGGTCCATAAGCTAATGGTACCTTCACTGTAGAAAGTACATTACCTTGTGCATCAAGTTTCACAACGTTAATATTGTTGAAGAGCGTACCAAATATGGCAACGCTCTTGCGTAAATGTTGATTATAAAAATATTGACCGAACATATATTACCAATTTGTATCCCATGGGATACGCTTCCAAATTGAAGGTTGATCTAAATCGATTCTCATACCATTATAATCTGCAATTTTAGAACCAGCTTCATAAACAATTGTGATTTCATTTTCAATTGAATCATGGATAATTTGTCTAATCTTGCGACCATAACCATCATATGTTACATATAAATGTGCACCTTGACCAACATCATGTGCATCTAATAATGCCTGATATTCTGGTTTCCAACGAGCACAAAATACATATGTGCCTGCATCAACTTCACGACCGATTTCATAATATGTGTTTATACTACTTACGAATGAACCATTTAAATGTAACAAATAATATTGTTGATTATTAATACCTGTTTCTAAACTGACTTGTGTCACAATACGTGTAGTAACACCATCAGTTACATACCAATCAACTTCAGGCGCATCATACGCTGGATTAACTTTTAATGCAATAGTTCCATCAGTATTTGATGAATATGCTTGTAATGAAAAATCGATATAATCTTCATCATGTAACCAAACAAAATTTGTATATGACGCTTGTTGAATATAATCAGCCATACACACATAAAGATATGCAGGAGAGAATGCCATATTACCAGCAACGTGACCATCCACACCAGCAGAATTTGGCGGTTCACCCACGAAAATGCCGATATCAGGTCTATTATTTAAGTCATAAAAGTCACCAGATACGGCAGCAACAGATAATGTTGGTCTATCACGAAGATCTAAATATGAACCAGTTTTTAATACGTCACCACCTGAAATTGTTACACCATCATTAGCAAGTGCACCATAAATTTCATCAAAGTTTGCTTTGATCTTTAAACCACCGGCACGTAATGTGTCACCAGTTTTATCGTTGTTTTTTATACCGACGTTTAGTACTTGTTTTGCCATTTTAATTTCCTAAATTACATTGAATCCCATTTTGCAGTATTTTCATCCAAGCGAAGTAAGTGATCGTCGAATGTAATTGCTGATGGTTCATATGCGCTTAATGTTGTTAGATTGTAGTCACCACCTGGTTCACCAAATGGATTTGCTTCTGAAAAGTCTAATATACCATCACCAAATTCTTCGAATGCTGCATTTTGTGAGTTGGCATCATTTGGTAAATCTTGTGCATCCTGTGCAACATCAATTAAATATGCTGCACCGCTAATCATACCCAATAAACGACGTTCAACTGCAGCTTCACCAATACCAGATTCCTGGAAGTATCTAGCTTTTCCATCAGTCGATCGAATTTGGTTAACATTAATCGCAACAGCAATACCTGCAGCAAATTCTACAGATGCTAAGTTACCAACGACGAAGATAGGTTGATTATTCTCATCATAACCAACGAACTGTTGTACTTCTTCGTTCTCTCTAAATGACACATCATTACCGACACCGAGGTTTAATGTCTGTGCAAAAGCATATGTATTTTCAATACCATCAAGAACGTCATAACCAGTATTGAACTTCTCGCCAGAGTATTCGAATGTTTCACAGTGTAATTCATAAACGAAGATGTTAGCCAACTGGTAGAAGGCAGCTTCGTGTTCTACGAACTTGATTTCCATGAATGTACCTGACAACGGAATATAAATCAAGTCACCTTCGTTTGGACGACCACCAATCATGGTAGTGTTTTCACGACCAATAAAGTTTTCCCAACGACGACGTGAAACAACTAATGAAGCCTGATCTCGAATTTCAAGACCAAACTTGGACATGATTGTACCTTCACCGGTATAACCACCTTCATCAATGTACATTTCAATTAGATACGCTTGATTAAATTCTGATGCGACAGCATCATTCATAACCTGGTCTAAATTCTTAAGGTTGCGCGGAATATAATAAACGTCTTGCCCGTAGATTCGTAAAGATTCCTCGATCATGTCTTCATAGAGACGCTGCTCTGACATAACCCCCGGGTTGAAGTAGACATTGGTTGGCATATATGATTATCCTGCGAAGAAGTCTACTGGTAATTCGTGTGTGCTGCGTAATTCTTCTTCTAAAAGGCGAATGTCATTTTCAGCATCATCGATGTATTGTCGAGCATTAATTGTAACGCCACCAGGTAATTGCATACCATCGAACTTAGCAAGGTTAGCACCCCATTGAAATTGAATTAAGGCTGTTGCATAACGCTTTAACCAGAAGTCATTCCAAACTTCTTCGTTATCTACACGTGTATAACACTCAACCATAATATATTGATTTGCTTGAAGCTTATCACTCCATTTCATGTCAATGTATAAACGATTGCCATGACGTTGGTATTGAACAGCTTGAACACCATTTAATAGAGAATCTAGTGTTGAAAGATATTGCTGCATTTCAACATAATACTGCATTGAGTCAGCTTTGTATAATGCATAGAAGTCATTCAAATACATTTGGTATTTCATACTAAACATATTAATAGAAGACCATGAATTTGAAACTGGCAATACACGTGTGACGCTAATTACATCGTCAGTCAACATAGTATAACCATTAGCGATATCAATCTCTGTAATTCTTACAGGAAGATAAACACGACGCTGACCATCATAGTGATAGTCATAATACTTCTGAAGTGCTTCATCGATACGATCGTCAATCTGATCTTCATCAATGTTAACTTCAAGAACTGGTTGACCTAAAGCACGAAGGCAATAGTCTTTTAATTCTTGTCTGTTGGTTGGTTTTGCCATTTTATGCCTTTAGTAATGAACGAACCATCCAAGCATGTTTCTTATGTGCACCTAAACGATCTGCAGCATAGTTAGAAATTTGATGTTCGTGGTTTTGTTCTGCGACATTATATAATTCTTCAAATAGACGAATCATAGTTGCATTATCAACCATGAACTGATTAAACATTTGTTCTGCATTAGGGAATGATTCTTCATCTTTAACACTAGAGATTTCAGCATAGACACTTAAAGATCCAGGTGCATATTCACCAAGTTGTCTAATATATTCTGCTAATGTATCAGTCTGATCAAATAGATCTTCATATACACCGGACCAAAATGCATGATATTCTGCAAAGTTTTTACCTTCAACGTTCCAATGGAACATATGTGTTTTTAAATACAATGCAAAATTAGTTGCTAATACTTTTCTTAAAATTTCATTCATAATTGTTCCTTAAACTGGTGTTCCCCAAGATGTGATGTCATTAGCAGTTATCAATGCACCAGTTGACAACAATGCCATTACTGTGGTGCCGTTATATTTAAATAATAATGAACCATCTCCATTTGGATCTTGTTCTACAGTCCATGCACCAAGTGTTAATGTTTTCTCTGTTAAACGAGCATTTGGCAATACTACATCAGAAGTAGTAACCTTAGATGCGTTAATTTTATTTGATATTGTTATTTCATCATTGGCTGTTGTAAATGTTGTGCCATTAATTGCAAGCGTACCGCTAAATGTGCTATTACCTGTTACGCCTAATGTTCCGCCAATAGTTGTGTTACCATCTACATTCAATGTAGAATCAAAGTCGACACCAGCTACAACATCTAAAGTTCCAGTAATATTTGTATTACCACCAATAGATGTGTTACCATCTACATTCAATGTAGAATCTAGGTCAACTGCACCCATTGTGTGTTGAGTACCATGAATAACTGTATTACCAGTTACATGATCAACAGTGAAAAGATCATTGACATTGAAGTCATTTAGAACTTTGATATAACCAGTAATGTCTGCATCACCAGTCATACTTAATGACGCATTAATAGTGACGTCACCATTTAATGTAGTTTCTTGTCCTACATTAAAAATGCCTTTAAGCGTTGTTGTACCATATGTGCCTAAAGAAGTATCATAAACAATATTGCCATCAGCAATATTTAAATTATTTACAACTTCTAGGTTGTTATTTATTTTGACGTTGCGTCTAAAGGTAACTAGTGATATGTCACCGGTATTACCGATGTTAATATTATTGGCAGCATTACCAAAGTGAATAGTTAATGCCGTTGTGTTTAATAGATTGAAGTTCAAGTTGGTAGTAATTAAATCACCACCGCTTAATGTCAAGTCATTCTCGATATGAACAGTACTTAGCGCATGTACATGTTCATCAAGCGTAGTTTCATGAATAACTTCTAATGATTCAAGAGTTGTCTTGCTATTGACAAGTAATGTGCCATCTAAAACTGCGTTACCTAGTGCAGACACCACAAAATTATCATTCAAATTTAATGAATGAATATTTACATGACCGTCAGTTGTAATTTCACCAGTGTTTGCATCGATTGATACACGACCTAGTAATAGACCTTCTTCTACTTCACAGAACTTTTTAATTACGCTCATATTGTTCCGCCTGTAGAAATGTAGTTTCTAATTAATGATACCTTAACACGATCAGATGTTCCATAATCATGTTCTTTTAATTTTACATAAACAACACTATTGTCTTGGGAAATATCAACATCAACTAATTTTCTATCAGTGAATACACGACCATAAATTGTGTACACAGTATTCTCTTTGTTAGACATTACTGTCATTTCAAAGGTATCCAATTTGTGAGGTTGTTCGTTTTGTGATTCACAGATGATTGTATACTTGGCAATCATTGTGTCTACCATGTGAAAGCTATCTACGACAGAAAATCTATCTGGGTACACATATGTACCTTGTGATGTTTCATGATGGCATGCAGCACCATTACGAAGAACTAAACCTCCGTCTGTGCGTCTTTGAAAAAAGTAGTCTAACCAGTGTGACATCCGAATGCCCTAAAATAAATTAATTTCTTAATCTATTTATAATTATTACGATGCCGATTATCTTAGAAAAGGCTACTTGTTCGCTTTACTACGATGTTTGATGCAAAAACCACACGTAGTTCATCAGTCATATTCTGTGTAACATAGTGATCTAAACATGATGGAAATATAACTATCGCGCCATCAAACATTGGAGGTTGAAACATATTAGGATATTGATCCAATGGATCAAGTTCTAAATATTTTAAATGCTTGGAAAATCTAGGTGTAGGGAATACAAATTGTCCAGCATCTTGATTTGGTTGTTTTAGAATAACTGCACAAGAAAATGCTGGACAATTCGTTGTTATATGATCATGTAGATGTTGGAATCCATACTTTGCATGCACATTATACCATGTATCAATACTCATTTCCCATGGAAACTGGAAATTAAATGAATTAACATAGTTTCTAATATATGGTTCTAATGTCTCATTCCATTTATCAAAGAATTCTTTATCTTTAGTCCAACGCTGTGATTCATTCTTTGCAAAATTCTGAAACCCATTTGAACCACCATTAGTGTCATCAATATCTAAACATTTTGGCAAGTAGTGATTCTGTAATGTTATTAAGTCATCACTCGTCAATTGAGTAATAACCACTGGGTAACCTTCAATCCATAATTGCATTAATGTTCACCGCGTTCTAATGTAATATTGAATGATAAACTGATACGATCATCTTCTGTTTTATTTTCATAAACACCGTGATCCATGAAACTTGGCCACATCACAAGACGACCCTGTTCTGGAGAGAACTCTGCTTCATGCGCTATAGTTGCACCAACTGGATTACACTTCAATGCTTTTAATGCATTACGGAAATAGATGTTACCATCATTACCATTTGTTTTAAACCAATACACACCACTAATTTGATTAGTGCCATGATCATGGATATGTGCATGTAAACCTGGTTTTGTCAATGTCAACCATGAACTGACGATTGCAGGTTTGTATCCAGGTTTGGTATTCGTAGCAGACATATAATGCAAGCAGTGATGGAAAATCATTGACACTACTGCTTGCATATTTTCTTGTTCTAATAAATTCTGTTCGAAATTACCAGCATTTGATAAGAAATGTTCAGAGGAGTTCCATTGTTTATTTTGACCCCATGTATCATTAGCATATAGTTTATCAACTACTGTTTGCAGTTCTGATTGAACATTGCCATAACTATCACCTTCTAGTTTAGTCGTATAAACAGGAGTTGGGAATAATCCCAAAACCTGTCCTTCATCTGCGCACTTATGCTCTGTCATTGTGTTTAATCTCCACCATGATTTCAACAGCAGGGAAATAAATGTAATTAATCCCTGAATTATATAGAGTTCTCATAGCGTCATCAATAGTTTCAACTAGTGGTTCACCACCAAGGTTGAATGATGTATTAAATAATGCTGGAATACCTGTTTGATTTTTAAATTCTTTGATTAAGTTATACCAATGGAAGTTTTCTTCTGGCGTAACTGTTTGAATACGACATGTGCCATCAACGTGAATAACTGCTGGAATTTTTTCCTGTACACCAGGTTGGCAATTCACTGCATACATCATTGATGGAGAATCTTTCATACCACGTAAGTCAAACCATTCATGAACATCTTCTGCTAATACTGATGCAGCAAATGGACGGAAGTATTCACGCTTCTTAATCAAGTTAACGAAGTCTTTACCATTTGGATCTGTTGCATCATACATCAATGAACGATTGCCTAATGCGCGTGGACCGTTTTCACAACGTTCTTGGAATAGAGCAACAATATTTCGATCTCTAATAGTATCAATAACACGTTCATAATTAACATTCTCGTAAACTGTACCACTGTATTTCATTGCAGTTTCAATTACTTTCTCGCGAGTAATTTCTTGAACTGGGCCAAGATATAGCGTTTCATTCTTTTGTCTCACTCGATCATCTCCACTAATAGTATAATATGCCAATAACGCTGCACCGATTGCAGTACCTGCATCATTCGAAATTGGTTCAACAAATAACTTTGTGCCCTCTGGTAATTTATCCAAGTACCAATAGTTAGCAACACAGTTCAAACCATAACCGCCGCTAATAACGATATTCTTATTACCATTTTTAGCAATAGCTTTTTGGATTAACTTTAAAACCTCTGCTTGTGATTCTGTCTGAATGTTGTACGCCATATTACGGCGTGAATCTAATAACGTTACATCTTCTGTAAGAGATTCATTATAATAATCATTCAACTCTTTTAATTCTTCTTGTGATGAATTCTGATTGTATTTGCGTGATTCTGCTTGTACGTCATATTTACGATCACGAAGTTGTGGATAGTTTGCTTCATCAACGACTGAACCATTTGGATATGTTGGAATGATAACATCACGACTTACACCAAATTCATTAAAGATTTTTGGAGCTTTATCTGCTTCACCATATGGGAACAATCCCATAGTTTTACCAGCTTCGATCGGTGCCCAACCACAAAATTGTGTAACTGCTTCATATGCCTTAACGATACCTGGACGATCATTAATCAAAACTTCACAACCATTTGATTCATAATGTTCAGTTTGCCAAGGACCACGACCGCCAAAGTGTTTATATGTTTCTTTGAATGTTGCAGGATATGATGCTTCATATACTGATTCAACTTCCCACATAGTTTCACCATCTTGACGACGAATAAATGTACCAGCTCCATCAACAATGATAACGTTTGCTGAATCAAATCCTGAACGATAGAATGCACATGCAGCATGATTACGGTGATGATTATCCCACATCTCGATAACTTGATCATTGCTTTCAATTAAACCTAGTTTTCGTGCAAGTGATGGATATGTATTTTCACCAGTGAAGTCAACACGACTTTCATCTGGTTGTGTATGTGAAATGACAAGATAGTCAATTTTATCTGTGTACTCTAGAAGTTTTACAATAGATGCATATGGACCGCCATCATATTTTTTACGTGTTAAACGTTCTTCTTCAATAGAGAATATAATTTCACCATCTTTTAATAGACATACACCAGCATTATGTCCACGCGCAATGCCTGCAATATAACCAGTCTTCTTCATTTCATTTCCTTTGTATAACGATATGTCAATAATGCTGCACCAATAGAAGTTCCAGCATCGCTTGAATTGGGCTCAACATAGAGATTAATTCCAAGCTCGTTCAATTTTTCTTTGTAGTAATAATTTGCAACACAATTTAATGCATAACCACCAGTCAAACAAACATTCTTATTGCCTGACATTTCACTTGCTTTAATAATCAACTTCAAAACTTCTTGTTGTGTTTCTTGTTGAATCTTATATGCAATATCTTCAGCAGATATATCATTTATATGTTTAAATTTTGCAACATTAATATGGCTTGCAGCTTTAAATGTTGGTGTAATTAATGCAGTATTTACGTAAGACCATTCTCCATCATGAAGGAAAAAATTTGGAATGTGCGCATTTGGTTTTCCATATGCTGATAATCCCATAGTTTTTCCGCATTCTAATAAAGAAAAACCAAGATAATCTGTAACAGCATCATATGCTCTACCAATTCCAGCAGAAAAATCAACTATAGTTTCACAACCATTAACTATTCTTCTATCAGGTAATACTTGTACATTTTGTGCACCATATCTTTTATATATTGCACTATAATTATCAACGTCTACAAAGTTATATATTGATTCGATTTCATATGCTCTTATAGGTTCTTTATGATCATCTAAGATATTTAATTTTATATCACTACCAGCACCATCAACTACCACAACTGCAGCAGATTCAAATCCTGAATTGTGAAATGCACATACTGCATGTGTTAAGTGATGTCTATTTGTATAATTCAAATATTGATCATTAGAACTTACTAAACCAAGTTTGCGTGCGAAACCACTATATACGTGCTCGCGTGTATATTCTAATAGCGGTCTATCTTCCGCAGGATATGCGATCGCAATATAATCGACTTTATCAGTATAATCTAAAACTTTTAATAGACCAAGAAGGGGTGCTCCATCTGCCTTTGATCTAGATAATCGTTCTTCTTCAACAGAAAAAACAATTTCACCATCGTTTAAAAGGCATATTGACGCATTATGACCCAACGCTAGACCAATAATATAACCAGTTTTCATGTTTATTTAGGTGTGCAGCAAGATGATTGTTGTTGTGATGGAGTTTCTGGCATTTTAAACTGTTTAAAGTTATTTTTGCCCAAAGTACTTTCAATTGCTTTAACTATATCATTAATAGTTGCATTAGAAAGTTTCATGAGATTCTCATTATTTCTGTCTGCTAACATATCAAACGAAATACGAATTGGAGAATATACTCGTTCATCTTTACCATTATCAACAATATTAAATTTCTTATTTTCTGGATAAGAAATATTTTCTGGAAATGTTCCGCCAATAACGACAGTGCTTGGTTTGCCAATTGAATTTGCCATATGTTGGCCAACAGAATCACAACCTAAGAAGTAATCTGCTTCAGCAATCAATGCGGCCCATTGCAATAAGTTTAAACCTTCAGGTGTCATAACACCAAGTGGTTCTTCTGACGCAATCTTAATATCTGACATCACAATTACACCATAATTTTCATTAAGTTTCTTAATAATTTTCTTGATGTCATCTACTTCAAAAGATCGACCGCTAGTGTCAACAATATATGAACCATCTACTTTTGCTCCTGAACCAAATGGTTGGAATACAACAACTTTATCTCGTTGTAAGTGACGTTTACATTCATTAACAAGATTTTTGGCGACGACTACGTCAGCTTTGCCAAGTTCAAAGTTGAATTTTTTAGTTTGTGGGATTTCGAGCGAAGATGCGTCTTGATTGATAAGTATATCAAACGCTTGGATTAAATTTACTTTCTGATTGAAGTAAGCATTTAATCTATAAGGCTCTGGTGTGACTAGTTCACGATCTTTAACAATGTCAAACAATCCATTATGTTGGACGCTATACACATTATTTCTAATGATTTTACTAGTTAAGAAGAGTTCCATCCATCCTTCTGCAATAATTGGTGCAGTTGGATCAATGTTCTGAATGTGGTATTCTAAAGCGGGAATGGCGCAGAGTACACGACCTGCGCCACCATTAATAAAAAACGCTTTTTTCATAATATTCCTTCATAATTTGTTATACACTATACACGTCGTATAGTGTATATATCAATTCAAACAAAAGCTATTTTAATAAACTCCAGGAGGAAGTTGTCTCATTTTTTCGATATCTGTTGGTGTTCTATCGGCAATTCGAATCACATCAACATGTGGATCTTCAAAAACAGGATCATATGTTTCAATCGGTGAACGTGGAAAACGAATTAAGAAGTTTGGAACTTCAGCCATATCGATTGGTAGATCACGAAGTTTTTGACGATAATCCAACCATGCTTGCTTTAATGATTCTGGCATATCTTCAGAGATTTTACCATCAGAAGCAGTTAATAATGCATTACGAACTTTTCTAACCCATTCATCTGAACGATCACGAGATTGAACTCTAAATTGTAATGGTGCTGTATAGTCACGCATTACTGCGGCTTCATCATATACTTCGCGAATATCAGTTGGATCTTTGATAGTTGTATTTGGATAATCTTCTGGACCAATATCAACTTCATAAACCTTTGGTACCTCTAATCCGCCATAGATTAATGCAATCTTGATGCGATCTTCATCATTTTGTGCAGTGAATACAACACGATCTAAGTTCAATGCCAATGGGCGATCATGTTCTTCACCCGGTGCAAACGATTCAAAAATTGAACCATCTGATTTTTCAAGATGAAGAATTAATTCTTCAGGTCCATTGAAGAGTTGTGTTCCAGTTTTGCCTTGTGTTCTTTGATTAGAATACAAATGATCTGGAAGATTGTATGTTAATGTTCTTGACATTTTAAATTTTTCCTATTAACTATAAGTTACTTTAACTAAACCGCCAGCGCCAAAGCTGCCCCAACATGCATCAGTTGCATCAGTTGCATGACCTGCACCGCCACCACCTGGGAACGCAGCATGTGCTGTACAACATGCCAAATTACCAACGCAACGATGTTTACCAGTGATACCGTGAGCTGCAGTAAATGGACCAGAAGGAGCGCCTGCTGTTGAGAATGCATGAGCACAGCAATCATATTGTCTAGTGAATCCACCAGTAGTGCCTCTAAATTCTACATCACCACCATAGGTTGGACTATCACATGCATGAGTTACCCAACCTGCATTATAATTACCTCTACTGCATTGAGTATTACCAATATGGCAATTGTAACAGTTAGATGATATATCCCAATGTGTTGAACCACCCATACCGCCAATCGCGCAGAAATTGCTTAAACCAGATCCTGTGACAAATGATGTACAGCCATGTCTACAATTTGCATTACATGAACAACAGCATGAACAATCAGATGTGCCAGCAGCACAAATTGTATATTGACATCCAGGAACAAAGTGACCAGCAGAACGACGCAATGTTTTCATTGTATAGTTTCCACCTTGACCACCAACACCATGATCATAGTCACCACCTGATGATCCACCAGGACCACCACCGCTTAAAAGTTCGAATACAATTGTAGTTGTTCCAGCTGGAACTGTCCATAAACAACATGATCCACCATTAGTTGGTGTCCAGTGATTACCATTATATACGTAGAATTCATTTTTCTGAACGTTTTTATAATGTCTTGTCCCATCAGGGAATACAATCGAATCGTCGTCTAATATAATCGCCATATTTTTTTACCTATTCTATTTATTAGCTATACGATACTTTAACTAGACCACCAGCACCAAAACCACCCCAACACGCATTTGATGAACCTGTGCCATGACCATAACCGCCACCACCTGGGAATGCAGAATGACCTGAGCAACACGCTAAATCACCTACACACCAGTGTTTACCGCTAATACCATGACTAGCTGAGAACGGTCCAGAAGGAGAACCAGGAATAGTAGCAAAGTCAGCACAACAGTTATACTGCTTAAACATTGAACCCATAGTGCCACGGAATTCAATATCACCACCATAAGTTGGCGTATTGCATGTACAGTTACCCCATTGACCGTTAAAAATACCTAGGTTACATTGACCATTACCAATATGACAGTTATAACAACTGTCCATAATTTCCCAACCGGTATAACCGCCTTGACCACCCATTGCACAGAAGTTTGATAAACCAGAACCCGTTACAAATGACGTACAACCATGTCGTGTAGTACAGTTACATACACAGCAACATGAACAGTCTGATGTACCAGCTGCACAAATTGTATATTGACAACCTGCAACGAAATCACCTGCAGATTTTCTAAGAGTTTTTACTGTATAATGACCACCTTGACCACCAACGCCGTAGTCGTAGTCACCACCTGATGATCCACCAGGGCCGCCGCCCGATAAAATTTCAAATTTAATTGATGTTGTTCCAGCTGGAACTGTCCACAAACAGCATTTGCCTCCATTTAATGGAGACCAATGATCGCTATTATAAACAAAGAAATGATTTCGTTCAACAGTTTTGTACTGTCTTGTCCCATCAGGGAATAGGATCGAATCGTCGTCTAATTGAATTGCCATATTTTTTCCTATTAACTATAAGTTACTCTAACTAGACCACCAGCACCAAAACCACCCCAACATGCATTAGTTGATGCGGTACCGTTAGCACCGCCACCGCCACCTGGAAAGGCTGCATGATGTGAACAACAACCCATATTACCAACACACATGTGTTTACCGCTAATACCATGCCATGCAGCAAACGGACCAGAAGGAGAACCAGCAGTTCCATGAATATCAGCACAGCAGTCTGGTTGTGTTCGTCTCATACCACCTGATGTACCACGGAATTCAATATCACCACCATATGTTGGTGAATTACATACATGATTTACCCAACCAGCATTATAGTTACCAACTGAACATTGCGTATTACCTAAAAAGCAATTATAACAACTGCTCATAATATCCCAAGATGTTGAACCACCCATACCACCAATTGCACAGAAGTTTGATAATCCTGGACCAGTGACAAATGATGTACAACCATGTCGACAGTTCATGTTACATGAACAACAGCATGAGCAGTCTGATGTGCCAGCAGCACAAATTGTATATTGTGAACCATCTACAAAACCAGCAACGTTGCGCGTGATAGTCTTAACAGTATAATTTCCGCCTTGACCACCAGTACCAACGTCATAGTCACCGCCTGATGATCCACCAGGACCACCACCGGATAATAATTCAAATTTGATAGATGTTGTACCATTTGGAACTGTCCACAAACAGCATTTACCGCCGTTCAGTGGATCCCAAATATTACTATTCCAAACGTAAAATTCTTTTTCTTCTACGTTTGTATATTGTACTGAACCATCAGTATGAGTGATGGTTGTATTTCCTAAAATAATAGCCATTGATTATTCTCCTAATTTTGCTTTAAGAGCATTAACCTCAGCAGTTAGTTCTTTAATACCTTGGATTAGAAGCGGTACTAATTTTTCATAGTTAACTGCTAGGTAACCATTATCGCGTTCAATAACAACTTCTGGTTGTACTGCTTGAACTTCTTGAGCAATAACACCAACGTCTTGACCTTCTTGCTTTTCAGCTTCTGGTTTCCATGTGAATGTATAACCACCGATTTGAGCGATCTTATCAAGAGCACCAGTGATTGGTGTGATATTATCTTTCAAGTTACGGTCAGAAGATGACCATGATGTGATATCGTTATAGAAGAATGAAGCTGCTGTAACATGTAGAGCACCAGAGATACCAACACCACCAGTAACTTTCAATGCACCAGTTGTTGCACTTGTTGCAGCTGTTGCGTTACTAATTGTTGTAACACCGCTAATGTTTGTAGTAGAAAGTGTTGTTATACCACTTACAGTTGCAGTTTCTGTGTATAACGCACCGATATCTAATGTACCTTTAGTAGCATTAGCATAAGTGATTAATGTAGTTGGTTTGTTATAAACTTGGTAACCAGTGAATAACTTGTAACGACCATCATTGTGATCGCGTGTTAAACCTGTGTAACGTAGACCATTAACAAATGCACCTAATGATGCAACAGCGTTCAATAGAACACCAGTGAATGATCCACCAGTTTTCGTTACAGTGATGTTATTAGCATCAACAATAGTGATAGTATTGTAAGTTCCGTCATATTCAGTATGGTTAGTAATACCGCTTAATGTGATACGATCTTTAGCTTGTGCGCCGTGGTTAACTTTGTAGATGTTAACTGTTTCGCCAGTTGCTGTAATAGCAGCGTTAGCTAATGCAACAGGTGTGTATGAATCAGCAGCAACACGATATGAACTAACTGTACCAAGATCAACTACGTCTGCGCCGTTACCGTCACCAGAGAAAATCATTGGATCAGAAACAGCCATGTTTTGTGTAGTCAATGTTGTTGAACCGCCAGCGATAACAATTTGACCTTCAATTGTTGTATTACCAACAATGTGTACACTACCACCAACGTTTAAGTTACCTTGAACACCGATACCACCAGTTACACGTAGAGCACCAGTAGTTGTACTTGAAGAATCTGTTGCTGAATAAATTTCAACACCTGGGGCGTGACCTGGGCGTGTTGTACCAATAATGCGCATACGTTCATATGATGAATCTTCAAAACCACCAGTTGAAAATACTAGGTCGTTTTGTACGCCGTTGCTAGATGTCGACATGTAAAGGTTACCGAGTTCATCAGTAGAACCTTCTTTAGCTGACATGAAAATATAACCATCACCCTTACCAGTAACACCGAATGAAGGATCATCATAGTTCTCAGAACAAATACCCATATCGATCCAACCGGAATTATTATCACCGGCTGAAGAGTAAAGGATCATATCTGTAGAAGCAAATTGACCCGTTGAAGTATTCTTCAATGCCATTTGCACGAATGCATCAGCATTACCAGTCATAATTGCAGATGCGTTTGTTAGACCTGCATAACCAGTATAAACCCAATCATTATCTTGTAAACGAATTGCGTCTTCACCTTGGCAAATAACACCGCTATCAGCGCGCAAGTCACCTTTTGTACAAATATTACCTTCAACACCTAGACCACCAGTAATACGCATTGCACCTGTGTCATATGATTCAGAAACAGAGTCGAGATAAACTTCAACACCTGGATAGATTGTACGACCAGTTGGAATACCAGCATTTAATTCTGGGCGTTCTGAACCGATTAAGCGCATCTTGATTTGTGATGCATCAAAACCGCCAGTAAAGAATGTGATATCGTTATTTAGACCATTACCACCTGTACCGATAACCAAGTCACCGTTACCTGTTGTGCCTAATGGTGCATTCATAAACAAGTAACCGTCGTTATTCTTAGTTACTGTCCAATCATCTGAACCGAATGTTGATGATGTGATACCCATATCCATCCAACCAGATTCGTTATCGCCGTTATCAGCATAAACGATCAAGTCAGTAGAAGCACCAGTACCATCATTTTCATTCTTCAATGCGAATTGAACGAATGCATCAGCGTCACCGACGAAAATACCAGAAGCGTCTGTTAACCCTTTGTATGCAGTTGGTGAACGCAATTCAACAAGTAAATCACCTGGATTACCTAGCCAAACTGAACCTGTTCCACCTAAACCTGGAACAACGAAGGAGAAAATACGTGTTGTATGATTGATTGCAGAAATTTCAGCTGCAATGTTAGCAACCGTGTTAGGTTCTGGCATACCAGAAACTGCAACGCTCCAACCAACTTGTGCATTAGCGAGCGCAGAACCAACTGCATATTGCATTGTTAAAATGCCACCAGATTTTGAAGCATTTGAAAGGTCTGCAGAGATATCGAAAATACCGATATCAGTTGTAAGATCCATTGCACCAGGACCTTGATACACGTCACCTTGAACGATGTGAGCGTTACCTTGAACGATCAAATCACCATCGATTGCAACATCAACGTTCCATACTGGAAGATGTGTTGTAGGATCAATTTGTAGAACACCGTTATCTGCACCAACTGGTAAACGAACTGCACCAGTATCACCAAAAACTGCTAAGTCACCAGGTGTAGTCATAACTGACTGATCTGAACCTTGGACTAGATTTTGCCAGTATTGTTCTGACAAATCTTGTGATGGATCTTGGTTAATACCAGATTGTTTAGCAACATATGAAGATGATGAAACTTTAACAACATCACCTGGATGGTATTCAACTGATGATGACCATGCACCGCGTGTACGTAGACCGTGTACAAAAATACCCCAAGCATCTAATGTTGAAGCTGGATCGTCACCTAGTGTGTCGCGCTTTGCTAAGTATGTGTTACCACCGAAACGAACGATGTCACCAACTTGGTACTGTTCTGTTTCTGACCAGTCGCCTTCAAGTTCAACACCGTTTACAAAGTTTTCCCACTTTGTAGATTCGTCTGTCCAGAAGTCTGCATCTGCAGTATGACCATCGATTGCAATATAAGTGTCAGCACCGAATTTAACGATGTCGCCAGCTTTATAATATGTGCCAGTTGTCCATAGACCTGCCCATGCAATACCATCAGTCATTAATTCCCATTTGAATGGGGCTGTTTCGAGTGCTGTATAAAAGCTCTCGTCATTAATACCTGATGAGTGTGCGCCTGTACAAACGTAAGACTTACCACCGAAACGAACTACATCGTCCTTAACGTAAGCTTGGCCAGTTTGCCATTCGCCCTTCCACCAGAACTTTAATCTACCAAGTTTAAACTCTGCCATGTTGGTCCTCGTACCTTATATGATTTTATTTATTAAACATCTGTTGGATAGTTTCTGTCAGCACCAACTGATGCTACAAACTCACCATTGTCATCGATGTAGTATGAAATTTTAACTTTGTCAATACGCCACTGCTGATAGAATAAAGCTTCTTCAGGATTAGTAGCATCCGTATCGTAAAGTTCCCTTTGATTAAAAAATTCATGAAATGGGAGTGGAGATAAACCACCATCACGTGTCAACGGTTGTGAATACAAACGAACGTCATCATTTGGATTTTTCAAATCTGCAGAACCTAACCATAAAGTGCCTTCTTCATCACGGCGTAAACCGTAGTAGTAGCGTGGTCTTTCGTCTAGGTTTGCAAAACCTTCTGCGCTTGCGCCAATTACATGAGCCATTTAATTCCCTTTACTTATGAGTAAGTAATTACAACAACACTTAATAATGCATCAACGCCATCTGGCCAAGATGATACAATTTTAACTGTGTTGTTTGGCGCAAGTAATAATTTTTCTCCGCCATTTACAACTTTTAAACTACTGTTTGGTGCGATTAAAATATCTTTAATATAATAACCTTCATTACCATCCGCATCAGTTACTGTAACTGAAACATAAACACCAGTGTCTACAACATTACAAATGTTTAGACCAACAACAGCACCTTTTTGGTTTACATCTGTATGAACCAATTGTACTGGAGTTCTTCCAATTTCTGGATAAACTTTATTTGTGATATTACTTACTGATGCCATATATTATCCAAAAATGATAGCTTGTACTAATGCAATTTCTTCTGCACCAGAAGCGTTAACCGCGTCACCAGCTTGAGCAACAGATTGCCATCCAGTGCCATTCCAAATTTCAGCAACACCACGATCTAAATTTAGACGTGTAGTACCTTGAATTGGTTCAGGTAAACCAGCTGTACCAGGACGATCTGCGTCATATCCAACTGGAATAACGAATTGACGACCAGGTTTCTGATCGATAACCAAATCGTCTTTAATTATGAATGCTTTATCTATTGTTGACATATTCTTTTATTTATACTTATGCCTGAACGACTGTACGAGTAAATTTAAATGTTGTATTAGGATGTGTTCCAGTAGCATTTAAAAATATTACATCCACATCTAAATCAGCAGTGAATGTAGCTAACTCATCATTCGTATACATTAAACCATAGCGGGTGATATACACATTTGTGCCATCATGCATTAATAATAATTCAATCGTTTGAAAATCATTACCATGTGTGCATTGAATAACATATTTAGCAGAACGATATACTGTTGCATCAAGACTATCGATATTTTGATCTGGAATCGTATTATCAGACATCTCATAATAATTTGATTGTACAGTACCAATAGATTGTGATAACACAACACCATCATCACGCTGAGCAAAGATCTTTGCATCGGCAGTATTAATTGCCAATTCAGCTTGATATAAAGAAGATGGTTCCACATTATGTGTGGCATTCTTCTTTAATAATACTGTTGTGCCGTTTGTTGCCATTAGTCTTCAGTCTTTTTAATTTCTGAACCGCCGAAGTCATCTTCTTTTTTAGATGCTTCAGCCGTTAATTCTGCGATCTTTTTGCTTGACATTACTAGTTGTGTTTCTAATAATACAATCTTGTTTGTAAGATCTGCAATTGCACGTTGCTGTCGTTCAATATATGCATTAACAAATTCTTGATCAGCTTCCATAATATATCCTTATTTTTAATATGTACCGCAGTCGATATGACCGAATGTTGGCAATCCTGATGCGCTCATTTGTAGAACTTGACCGGTAATATCGCCACCGTTATAAATGCTTGTATCATCACCTGTGATGAAACTTGCATCACCGTTAACATCAATCCATGGCACTGAATTTGCAGTGAATGAAGAGAATGATAACTCTGTTAATAATGCATTGCCGAAACGAACATCTGATGCTGTACCAGAGAATGTGTCGTTTGTATTAGTTGCATCTTCAATGAATGTGAAACGATTTGCAGATGAATCATAACCGAAGAAACCCGATTTTGCTGCAGAACCATTATGCCATCTAAATTCTAAACCTTTATCTAATCCATCTGGTGCTAACAATAGCGTTTCATCGCCATTGGCATCTGATTGCATACCCAAAATCAATGTTGGGTTATTAGATTGAACTGACGCAGAGTTAACTGTAGTAGTTGTACCCTTAATTGTCAAGTTACCTTCAATAACAACAGAACCGGTATTTTGTGCGCCAGTTGATGGATCCAAATACATGATGTCAGTACCAAATGTACTAACTTTGTTATTTTTGATTTGTAAACCGATTGGTGTGGCTGCAGTCAAATCTGTTGAGAATTTTGATGAGCCATCATTATCAACACGTAAACGTTCTAAACCATCTGTGAACATACGCAATTGATTGTTGTTTGCACCAGGAGAATTTTCTGGAGAAACGTATGTGTTACCATCAATATCTTGTAGACGTGAACCGATCGCGTTCCAAGCAATACCATCATAACCTTCGAACACATTTGATGTTGTGTTGAAGCGGAACATACCAGCAAGTGGAGATGCATCACGTGTTGCGGTATTACCTACTGGAACACGAATAGCATTTTGACCAGAGAACTGAACATAACCTGTTCCAGTTGGAACAATAAAGATCTTACCATCAGTACGTGATGATGAAACAGTGTCAACGTTAATAACTGACAAGTCAATATCTGAATCGATCTTAACTTTACCAGTACCGTTTGCTGCTAGATGCAAGTCACCGTTTGTTTCAGTGATCGATAATGTATTACCGTCTAAGCGTAAAGCATCAACGTTTAATACGTTGACTTTTGAATTACTGTCAGTGATAATCGCAGAGTTTGGATGTAAGACACCATTTTCATGGTCCAACATATCCATGAAGTACTTACCACCGATATGTACAATATCAGTAGCTTCACCAGCAATTTCAGTACCTGTACCAATATATAAACGATCACCACCAGTAGATGATACTACGCCTTCGATTGGAAGTTGTTGTAGGTATGAGTAAGCTAATTCACCAGTAGCAAGGGTTGACGGTGAGCCGCTTAGCCCGGAATTTTTAATTTTAATGATCGTTGCCATGGTTTAGTACTTTCCTCCGATGATTTTCGTCTTGGCTCTTGGATGATCGATCGTGGCCGTTAATTTGAATTTTTGTGTTTCACTGTCATAAATCATCATGGCACCGTCTTCTAATTCGGTTGCGTCAATATCATTTAGGTCTAATAGGTTTAGAGACGTAATACCAAGTGCGAATGTACGCACTGTTACTGGGGTATCTAGTCTAATTTTGGATCTAATTGCTGTAGACATTATGCACCTCTAGTTGCACGTGGGGTTACAGTTATCTGTCCTTCAACAACTCGAATGACAGTGCCTAATGTAGCATGAACAATTTCAATATCATATACATAACGACCATCGCGCATTGCTGCAGTTTGTGAGTTTGTGAGTGTTAATTTAACTTCGCCGCGGTTAGTTGTTTTAGTACAACCGATTTGAACCGAAGTGATTGAAGTGTACGACTTTCTAATTTGACCGCGCACGTTATATGGTGTCAAATCAATTGGTGTACCAATAGAATCTTCGACGTCAAGCGTGGCTACAAAGTCTGAGCCTTGATCGACAACTAAGTTAACTAATTGAGACATGTATGATTAAATCCAAAAATGTGTTATTCTGGCTTTATTTATATAAGTTGCAGTCTTAAAACTATATCAGGAATGAGTATGTAGGAATAAATCTACTGGCAAAGCTAGTCTAATATTATGCTGATATGTAGAAACATAATGATATAGGAAACTTGGGAATACAATAATATCACCAGTTTGTGGAACAAAGGATAGATTTTCGAACCATGGCATAAAGGATTCATCATATCCTCGGTTAGAATTCTGTCTAGGATCTGTGAAAGTAATATTTCCACCAGATTTTTGGTTTTCACACATTAAATAAAACACTGCAGAAATTTGTGCACCTCTATGATTATGGTGACCAATACTGTAATTGTTATTATTTGTGCCAGCAATCCAACCCTTCATTTTATGGCTTTTCCAGTCACTAATATTCCTATTCAAGGATTCTGAAAGGAATGAATTAAACGCAGGATATATTACATTTTCCTTAAATTTATTAATGTGTTCATCTGGATTTTCTAGTACATTAATCTTTCCAAAGTCACTTGGAAACTTGTTCATATCATAATTAAATAGTAATGTGTTTGCCATCTCTTCAGCAATAGTAGTATCAATACTAGTTCTATAAACTGGAGTTGCCCAAAGGTTATGCATCATGATATTCTCCTAAGCATCAAGTTCAAGGTGACTCTACTTGATTCACCATAATATGTTTCAACACTATGCCAAACATTAGCAGGGAATATAATAAATTGTCCAGCTTTAAATGGTACTACAAAAGTATTGCTATTTTTGTTTTTAGTATCTGACATCCATTGAGGATTTTTCCAAGATGGATCATATAATTTAATATCACCACCGTTATCCTCATCACCAAATAACTGAAGTACACCAACTAGTTGATTTCCATAATGGCTATCACAGTGTAATTCGAAATTATTATGACCTTTAGATGTTAATGTTCTAATCCATCCATCGCATATTTCATATTCTGCCAGGTAATAACGATTCACATATTCTAATAACATTCTTTTATCATTATCATCTAAGACATCTTCGTAATCTTTAGATTGGACATCTACATGTTGAGAATAAATCTTTGTGCATAGATCTAATGGAACATCAACATTAACTACGCGCGTTGGCCACAAATCATATAACTTCATATCATAAATTCTTCTTTAAAATAACCATACACATCTGGTACCATGCCAGATGATTCATCAAATTCCCAACCACCAATAGTATTTAATATCTGATGATATGATAATGGATCAGTGCTGTATTGTACAAAATATGGATCATTACCGTATAATAAATTTGGATCTTCTAAATATTCTAGTGGACGACCACCAAATTCTTTAGCAAGCCATCGTGCATAACATATTGCAACCATATATGATTTAGCAGGATAAATCCAACCAATATCTCGCTTAGTAAAATATTCCACAGCATGTAAAACTATATCATTCGATATAACAATATCTTTATCATGCAAGTCATCATCATGAACAGGATTTAATTTGTGATAAATTTCCTGTCGTATTTTCCAATCATTATTTTTCATTGGGCCTATGTACAACGGTGTATTAAAGTGTTAAAATAGATCTACCCCCAGGGGCCAGTAGTATACCATTTAATTAATTTACTAAAGCCATTGCAGGATTCATCTACAGATTTTACATCTCTTAGATGTTCAGATAAACAGTTTCCATAATATTCGCATGCATTACAGAATTTATTATTAGAGACTCTATCATGTTCAATATCACACCATTTTAAGTATTCATCAAACGTATCATACTCTTTAAAGAATTCATTGTCATTCAAGTCAAATTCCAAAACACCATATTTTCCATTAGGAGTTATATAAACGTGATCATTTGAAAAACTGTTTCTAGTCTTATTTAGTACAGATTCCAGAAGCGCTTCATTTACGAATTCAAAATTCTTATTAGGATGTTCTATCCACCTCTTCACAAAATCCTCATACATCGTATATGGAATATTGAATTGGTTTGCTTGATTAGTGCTATATGGTTTTATTTCAACAGAGATTAAGTTATTCAAGACATTAAGCGTATTAACCATGTCATCAACATCTTTTCCTATTAAATCTGGACCTGCTAAAATCAATACAGAAAACTCTTTATTTAATAATGCCATATTACGCCACACACGTTGATGTTGTTCTCTAGCATTAAAATCATAACTAACTGAAGTGTGAACTCTAGGATCTGTTGTAATTTCATTAACCATGGAAAGGTTTGTGATGATATTAATATTTTTAATTCCATAGAGACGAAGCATATCAATCATATCATTCCAATAATCCAATGGAAGTAAACCAACTTCACCACCATAAATGTCAACCATATCGATTGTGCATTCAGAAGAAATTTCAGATAACATTTCCTCCAAACGATTTAATGGCAATAATGTCTTGTCAGATAGTTGTTCTGGTGTAAGATAGCAAAATTCACAATGGAAGTTACAATAGTACCATGGGTTAATTGATAAAATCATCCTACTAATATCTCATTAATGTTATAATTGAATAGAGCAACTCGTCTATCCATTGGCAATTTCAGTTCTGTCACAATATGTTCGAATCTTAATCCATGGTTCATAAATGATACATCATATTTCTGTGGATAAAATTCACCCGTTAATTCTTTTGTTTGTGCATCTCTAAATCGTGTCATTCCACCAATATCTTCATCCATCGAATCCAAATAAAGGAGCACACATATGTTATAACCTTCTACATTATCATTATGCCATGACAACGTTGCATCATCCATACCATTTACAATTTCACAATCATTACCAATTCTATAAGATGAATCTAATGAATGCAAGTACTTATTTGCAATCAAGTGTTGTGTATTTTTAATTGCATATTCTATTGCAGGATTACGTTTAATTAATTGTAAACCTTGACCCTTCCAATTTTTCCATTCCCATGAATCAATATCATTTAGATATCGAAACATTTCTGGATCGTTTATTTTGTGAAAGCCATTATTAAAAAAATTATCGTGCAGCGTTTGCATCTATAATATCCTTCGATAGCAATTTCATCTTTTTACAATGAACTTCTGTTAAACCGTAATCTTTATGATCTTTAATTGTTTTCCTGCAACCATTGCAGATTTCAAACATTGGACATGTATAACAATCATCAGTCATAGTCTGTAATTCCATAACATGCTTAATTGGAAAAATCTTTGTACCTGACATTTCAGATTTAAAATCTATTGGATATAATCTGTCATCACCAAATGCACCACATGAATAGTAGTCTCCACTTGGTTGGAGTGTCCTAATACCAGAATCACAGTCACGATTTTGTGGACAACACGTAGATTGACCACGTAATCTTTTCATCATCTGTTTGGTATTAAATTCCCAATGGTGTAACTTACGTTTCCAAATATCAACATAGATTTCATAGATGTCTGCAAGAAGATATGGTTGACCTTCTTGACCCATGATAATACCTTTGAATTTTGTAGGAGGACCAGAAGACATGGCATAATTTAACTTGCATTCCACATCCATGCGCATAGCAAGTTGAACATTTTTATATGCTAGGTGTTCATTTTCTTTTGTAATAACAGAGATAAATCCTGGACGATATCCACAATGCTCTAACATTGCATCAGATACTTTCCAAAAATCTTCCTCAGTAAACTCGCTCAAGTCTCCTTTGAGTCTACCTCCACCATATTGAAATGATGTTGTGACACCTACTCGTCTATTATTAAATAGGTCTTTCCACTTCTCAGGATTTTTATAAAATGGCCAAAGATTGCTTGTGATACTTATTGTTGTATTCTCATAATCATTTGCATCTAACCATTCAATGATTTTCCAATAGTAATCTACTGGCATCATTAATGGATCGCCACCATTTACAATAATGGTTCTAGTTTCTGGGAATCTTTTTAGAAAATCAAACACGTACTGTAAATCCAGTTCTGCAGACTTATCATCAGTGATATGTGTGCTAGAACAGAATGTGCATTTGAAATTACACTTCTCAGTAGGTTTAATTATCAAGTCCATCTAAATACCTTTGAACCCAATCTTCAATACGTAAACCATCATATAATAAAAAGTCTTCATCTAATCTTTCACCTAACACAATCTTGTCAATTTCTCGTTTGATGTTTTTAAACCAATCAAATTCTTGGATTTCTTGATATCGTTTACGCAGTTCAATGCTAGGCAATTGACCATCTTTTACAGTAGGACCAAATGCACGTTGGGCATAATTCATGAAGAACATTTCTTTCCATTCTTCAGATGTAAAACTATACGATTCAATTACAAATTCTTGTGGAGATTTATATTTAGTTAATACACAATCTGACACATAACAAATATCATTATCATCATTTTCAGTAATCCCAGCTTTTGTAGTTTTGATTTTATGCAATCGTTGATATAATGTATTTGCAAGTTCTGTTGCTGGTAATACAGACAATGGACCACGACTCCAGTCCCAAAACTTTGTATGAAGAACTAAATCCATTTCAGCATAAAATGTATCTATAGTCGAACCAGGTAATCCTAAAATCAATTCTAGTTTACCATGTTTATTAT